TGTCGCTTCGGGTTGGACATTTTGAGGTACCGGACGTCGGGTGTCGCTAGGAGTGACGTGGTTTTCGTGCATGCTGCGCACCAGCTTGCCGCAACTGTAACCGCTGGTTACAGTGGTGGCATCAAACTGAACTCTCAAACTACATTCTGGGAATACCGAACGGCCTTGCAGGCGGTTCGGTGCGTAGTTATTGTGGTTCTGACGTTGAGGAAATCGCCATTCATGATTTCCGGCGTCGGAGGTACAGTAATGAGACGTTCAGACAAGAATGAACTTACACTCTCCGTCTCGTTGAGCGGTGCAAGTGGGTCGATGCGCATTGACCTGGAGTGGGACTGGGGTGCTTCCGAACAGAGGGAAGTGCCTAGTGAGTGGGCCTCCAACCTGCTCATGTCGTGGGGCCTTTTGCTCGCATGGGCAGCCGATAAAGCTGCTCAAAGCGACCTAGTTGCCCTGTTGACCTTTATGTTCTGAGCAGGTTGGAGGCCTCGGATTGGTACTCCAACAGCCTCTTAGCCCATGTTGAAGAATACGCTACTGAGCCTTTGGGTTCAGTAGCTCCTCCAACCGCGAACGATCCCCCGTCGTCCGCAGATGCTCCCGAGCGGCGTTGATGGCCGCCGCATCCACCTCGCCCTTGGGCGGAGGTGCGCCCCCATTCCCGGTGTTGGTCGCGGGCTGAGGCTTCGTGGTCGGCACTGGCGTCGAGCCTCCCAGGAAGCCTTGAAGGCCCGTAGGCACCTCCGCGCCCTCGGCCTTCAGGCCACCCAACCACTCCCCGAGCTCGGGGCGGCCCTCTTCGGCGAGCTGGCCGTAGTAGAGCTGGGCGATCTGTTGGCCCGCTTGGTCGGTGATGCCGTGCTCGAGCATGGTGCGCTCCTGGCTCCACTTGGCCTGGTTGGCGGTCGCTGTCTCCTCGAGGGCGGTCACCTTGGCAAGGAGCTCGGCGTTGGTGTTCTCCAGGCCCTCCATCTTTGCCGCCTTGTCCTTGAACGGGGTCAGCTCGAGGATGAGGCTCTTGGCTTCCTTGAGCTCTTGGACGATGGCTTCATGTACGGAATCTTCGACGGGCATGGTCACTCCTGCGTGTCAGGGGGAGGCACGTCCCCCTCTTCGATTTCGGTGGGTGCCGTGGAGCCGGGCTCCTTGGCGGGGCCGTGCTTGGTCTCCGGAGGAGTCAGCACGGGGTAGGTGATGCGCCACCCGCCTTCGGGGAGCGGGGTGTGCTCGAGCTTCAAGCTCTCCATCTTGCGGTTCCACAAGATGGAGATGATCTGGAGCAGCTTGCGGTCCGCCCGGGCGAAGACGGGGGAGGCCTTGCGGGCAGTCTCGATGCGGGCTTCGCGGGAGATGGCGAGGGCGTAGCCAGACCGAGGGTCGCCGGATGTGCGGACGAAGTCGGATGCCGAGATCCCCGCCCAGGTCGCCACCCGCTGCTCGTACTTGGCAGCGGCTTCGTAGACTTGAAGGGGCTCGGCACCCGGGCCCCACTGGCCCACCTGCACCTGGTTGCCCGCGTCCTCTCCATCGCTGGCGATCTGGAGCACGGTCGCCGGGTCAGCGACGACGCGCTCGACGGTGGCGCCACCGCGATCTTGCACGGTGCCGCCGGTCACTCGACCATTCGCCATCCAGCGTTGGGGCCAGGATGCGCGCATCAGGGTGTGACCGAAGAACGTCCAGTGAACACCGGCTTGGAGGGTCCCCTCCACCACCTCTTCGCCGCTGGTGTGGTCCCACGTCAGGCCGGTGCGGGCCGCGTGGTAGAGCACGCCATCCAAGACGGGTCGCCCGTCTGCGTTGCGGTAGGGATAGGCATCGCCGGAGTAGATGCCCCCCAGGATGGCCGGCGTGATGTCGGTGCCGTCGTCGAGCTCCACACGGAGCTGGGGGTTCTCTCGGTCGACCACATCCACTACGTCCCAGGCGTAGACCGTCTCGCCGCGGTAGCGGCGCACACGGAGCTCGCGGAAGCCGGTGAGGGTCTCGGGGTCGTCGTCGTCGGCGGTGCCCGTGAGGCAGTCGGGGAAGGCGCCGCGGAGCACGAGCTCCCCGTCATCGGTGATGCGCACCCGCATGAGCATCTCGCGGAGCCCGATACAGTCTCGCTGGAACCGCTGCATGAGCGGGGCCCAACCGGCCTCTTCGAGGAGCTCGGTCATCTGCTTGGCGGCGGCCTGGTCTTCGTGCTGCGGGATGGGGGTCTCGTCGTAGAGGATGGCGAGCTGGCCGCACACCTGGCTGAAGACGTTGCTGCTCATGTCGGGCCGCCCGAAGGCCTCGGCCCGCTCGGAGCCGACAACCTCCTTGACCCGGGTCAGCAGGTCACCCCGCCACTGGCCGTACAGCATGCGGCGACGGAGGCGGGATGATTCCCACCGCGCGTTCTCCGACGGGTCCGATAGGGCTGGCATCATGGCGGGGTGACGCATGTCTGTTGTCCTCCGCCAGGAGGTACCGGACGTCAGCCGACGCCGATCTCGAACTGGACCTCGCGGTGGCCCGACTTTCGGATCCAGTAGGTGAGGGCGTAGCGGGTGGCGTCGCACCCATCTTTGAACTTGTCCTTCGGGTGACCATTCCAGCGCTCAAGGCACTCGATGACTCGCTTACACCATGGGGCCACGACCCAGTGGCCCTCGCGCACCATGCAGCGGTGCATGAACGTACAGCCCATCGACACGGCGCCACGACCCGCAAAACGGCCCCTCTTGGCGCTCTTGATGCGCGGGGTGAGCTGGGCACGGTCGCGGAGCTTGAGCTCCCGCACGAGGGCGTTCTCCAGGTCACGGTTGCCCTTCCGGCCGCTCATCTTGTCGACGGGCTTGTCGCCGTAGACGTAGTCCAGGTCGCGCCACTCCAGGCCATTCCGCTCGAGCATGGCGAGGATGGAGCGGATGTCTTGCTCGGGCGTGGTCGGCCCTTCGGAGCCGTATTCGTCGAGCACCACCACGCGGGGGAACTCGCCGCTGTCGTCGACGGCGCAGAGCACGGCGAACTCGCGGTTAACGCCCTCGCCGTGGTCGATGCCGAGGCAGATCTTGAAGTCGACATCGGCCCAGCGTTGGTGGACGTGGGACCCCTCGCCGGTGGCGCGGAAGCTGGCGAAGACCTGCCCTTCCGCGCGGGTCTCCCACTCGCCGTGAACACGGACGGGCACCTCATGGGGCAGGGTCTTGCGGATCACCTCGTCGATGTACTCGGCGTCGCAGACACGACCGGTGATCAGCCGGATGGGCCTCTTGGCGCCCACGGGGACGAGCACGTCGGGGGTCAGGCGGAAGTGCAGGTCCTTGACGATGCCGTCTTCCACCATCTTCTTGAGCCAATCGATGGGCGCACCGATGGGCGTCATGGTGAGGGAGATGCTGCCCTCGCGGGCTTGGACCCGCTTCCAGATCTCGCCGAAGGTGCCCTGGGACCTGGGCGGCTCATCGAACATGACGTGGTCGATGGTGGCGCCGGCGACGTCCAAGGTCTCCTGGTTGGCCGTCTTGAAGCGCACCACCGAGCCGTTGGTGTACTTGACCATTGGCGACTTGGCGCCGAACCCGTTCTTGCTGTCGAAGGTGGTCGAGGGGTCGAGGTGGTGTCGGGGGACGAGCTCCCAGTACTTCTTCTGGATGGCCACCGACTGAGACCAAGAGGCGCACACCACCCACGCCTCGATGGGGCCCCTACGGACCTTGTAGTACGGGTGCTCACACGCGCACTTCCAGTGGACCTCCGCCAAGCCCGCGGTGGTTTTGCCCGAGGTTTGGTTGCCCGTGCGGAGAAGTTTCAGATCATGGTCGCAGCTCAGGAAGGCATACTGAGGCGGCATCCATCGGATGTAGCGAAGCAGGTTCTTCTTGGCCTGGTGGTTCGCGCGTCTCGCGGCCCGGGTAGCCGCTCTGAGCCCTCGCCGGTTGGGGCTCCAGCCTTGGGGCGCACGAACACGACCACGCCTCCACCGGCGCACCACCTCTTGAGCGGCGCCGGTGTGGAAGGCGCTCATTCGTCGGCCACGTACTCAGGGTCGAGGATGTCGTCTTCGTCGATGTCGGGGCGGTCGAGCACGGCGACGCCGATCCGGATGGCCATCTCGCGGGGGAGGTTCTGGATCTCGAAGAGCAGCGCTTGAAGCATGGCTTCGTCGTCGAGATCATCCATCGCGGCGGCGGCCGCCCGCTGGGCGGAGACATCCTGCTGAGCTCGAAGGCGCTGGGCCTCTTGCGCGCTCTTCTGGGCGGCGACGTGCGAGCCCGCATCCATGGCGGCCCGGCTCATGGCCTCGAGCTTGGCCACCGGGTCCTTGATGGCGGCGATGCGTCTAGCCTGGGCGAGGGTCGCCAGATCCTTGAGGGCCTTCTGCTCTTCGGCGATGGCTTTCGTGGCGTCTGCAAAGCGCTTGGCCTGCATGGCTGCATCCTGCACAGTACGCAAACGCTTCAGCACCCCAAGCAGTTCGACCTCACGTGGGGAGAGCACTTCGGCCACCGGTCCGGCGTTTCCCCAGGCTCCGTGCTTCACCATTTGTGTAGGTTTGAGGCCCATCTTGGATGAATCCTTGGTCTCGCGCGCACGAGGCGTTTTTTTCACAGGGTTCGCGCGCGAAGCCAGACAGGCAGGGGCCCCCGGGGTTTATCGAGCCGATCACACTCAGATGGGGGGTCTTGGTACTGTGTATAGGCTGCGCGCATGGGGGTCCACCCCCCAATTTGAGTTCTTCACTCGGCTCAATGACATGAGGTCCCGAGGCCCCCCGTGCCTGCGGCCTTTGCGGGCTCGACGGCACGGGCTGGGCTCCCTCGATGTCATGTACCGGACGTAGAAAAAAGTCCGAGTTGGGGAACCGCTTTGCGGGGCGACGGGGCGCGGCGCGATGGGCGAGGAGTCCGGACCCTCGAGGAGCGGCCGGAGAACTGGCTCCAGCCCGAAGGGCGGGTCCAGGTGTAGCCATGCTGGTCGGGTAGGTCGACGGGGTCCATGCACGCTGGAGGCTGGACACGGTCGAGGAGCCGCCCCATCTGGCACCGGGCGACCATGGACACGTAGGCCATCGGCTTGCCCTGGCTCGGCGTGTAGGGCTTGGTGCCTCTGCTCTGGCGCCACAAGGCCATGAGCACCTCTTGGGTGAGGTCCTCCAGCCGGTGGCCCCGGCGGATGAGGGCGTCGCGCTTGGTGGGGTGACGGTGGATGGCGCGGCGGGCCATGTCGGCGACC